AGAGGGTGAGGGTCTATTGTTCTTTGATGAATACGCACAAGCGCATCCATCTGTGCAAGCAGTAGTAGGTCAATTGATCTATGAGAAACGATTAGGCGAGTACGCTATGCCTAAGGGTTGGAAAATCTGCTGTGCTGGAAACAGGTCAACGGATAGGGCGGGGTCTAACAAACTTCCCTCTCATGTTATCGGTAGGACTTCCTTGATTAACTTCGAGCATGACACTAACGATTGGCTAGCGTGGGCGGTTAAAAATGACGTTCAGACAGATATTTTGGGATTTATCCAGTATCAGCCTGAGTGGTTAAATGTGTTTGACCCTAAGGTTATGACACCACAGCCTTCGCCTCGATCTTGGACTCGACTCAGCGACACATTGAAAACTATTCCGCCTAAGGAACTGTGGCAAATGATAGCTGAATCGGATATTGGCGAGACTGGTGCAATTGAATTTTGTTCTTTTGTATCTCTCAAAGATGATGTTCCTAACCTTGACGATATTGTTAATGGTGAAGAGGTTGAGGTTGTCGATAATATCGGTCTAATGTATGCGACTGTTGTTGCGCTTGCTACTGTTCTCAAAGAGGCAGATAGCAAAGTAATCGGAGGCTACTTCGATAACGCACTCGCCTATGTAAAGAAATTCCCTACTCCTGAGTATGCGATTTTCTTTGTAAGGTCGATCATCAATATTAGGTCTGAACTAATCGAAACCTCTACTTATTCTGAATTTAAAGTAGAGCATCAAGATTTGGAGGTCTAAGAAAACCTGAAGTTTGGGGGGTTAGAGAATAATATTATTTACTAGTATATATTCTCTGCCCTTCAAGCCTTCTCGCTGTATAGGAATGTGTATTCCTACTGAGGATAACGAAAGTTTGAAACAGCAACTTTATCTAATCTAATTGGAGGATTATTATGGATAAAAAAATAACCAATACTCTATCTGAGAACGCGACTTTGGTTCGCCTTACAGCGAAACATCCTAGCGGTCTTAAAGTAGATAGAGATTTGCGTAGCGGTCTAGCGGATGATAACGATGTTGTCGATGCAAGACTGTTGCACGTTTCTAAACATATATTTGGTATGGATGTGAATAAGTATTTTAGGCGCATTCTTAACCAGTTTAGAAACAACTACTACTATCCTTTAACTGTTGCATGGTCGGACAACTCTACGGACGATGACGGACATACAGTTAGCGGTTGGCGATTATGCCCTAATAGCAATATCGAGAAATTACAGGTTGAGGTTGATAATGCAAAACTTGATTACTTTAAAGAAGTCAAAAGTTTTATCAAAAACTATCCTGAAATGGTCGGTGGTGCTAAAAGGAACTTAGGAGCTACATTTAAAACTAGTGACTATCCATCTGTAGAAGAGGTTGAAAGTAAGTTTAAATTTGATTTTGAACTTTCATTGATTCCTCAATTTGGAGATGACATTAGGTTAAATGTTTCTGAGAAACTTCGCAAAAGGATAGAAACCGATGCGGTGAGTAGAGCCAATAACAATATAAAGAGTATCTTTATTACTACTGTTGAGGCTTTAGTTGAACAGGTAGATCATGTTTCAACTAAGTTAGACGAGTACGACCCTAAAGATAAAGGTAAGTCATTCTTCAACAAGTCTAGTTTCGATAAACTTAGACAAGCTGTTGATATGCTCCCTTCGATAAACTCTGACATATTGGGAAACAACTCTACTGTTCGCAACGCCCATCAAAAACTTGTTTCTGTTTTTGCTACGATCAATTCAATTGAAACCCTTAGGGATGATACTGAAATTGGCGAAACAAAACGTAAGCAAGTAGCTGATGATCTTAAGGGTGCTGTTGGTGGACTTAAAGGAGGCTTTTTAGATAAAGCTTTTGGAGGGTCTAAAAATGATTAACCAAAAAGCACACGATAGATTAATTAAGTCACGATCTAAACTTATGAAAGGTCATGTTGGTATGGCATCTATGCTATTACATCTTGATCTGATTGAGGTTTCTTCTAGTCAATGCGGAACAATGGCTACGGACGGAAAAAGGATTATTTATAATCCCGATTTCGTCCTAGAGATTGAAGAGGATGAACTAAGGTCTGTCTTAATACATGAGGCTTTGCACGTTGTCTACGAGCATCCGCTAAGAAGAGGCAAAAGACATCCTAAGGTTTGGAATATATCTTGCGATTATGCAATCAATGGATTACTTATTTATGATCTTGGGATGGAATTGCCCGAAGGCGGTTTGTGGTCAAGAGAATATCAAGGTAAATCTAGTGAGGCTATTTACTCGGAACTTATGAAGAGTGAAGAGTCTTTGCAAGAGGCTATTGATTCTATGGGCGAAGGCAATGAAGGAAACTCTGAAACTGAAGGCGGTCAAGATGAACAATCAAATACTGGCAAATATTTTGCTCCTAGTGATGTAAAAACTGGTGAGCAAGTAGGCGAGATTGATTTGGATTCTATCCCAATGCCAACTGGCGAAGTTTGGGATGCTCAAGATGAAGGTAAACCCTTATCTGATTCTGCGATCACCGAACTCAAAGGTGAAATTCAAAGAGCAGTTTCATTAGCTGACAAACTTGAAAAAGCAATGGGTACTGAGGGAACTTCCTCAATGAGCAATAGAATAGATCAGTTAAAGGACGTTAAGGTAAATTGGAAAGATGAACTTAACGACTTTTTACAATCTAGTGTTGCCAATGAGAACTCTTGGGCTAGGCTTAATAGAAGGCACTCTTGGCGAGGCATCAATCTACCAAGTAAAGCAAAATCTCCGCAAGGAGGCGAGTTAGCGGTAGCGATTGATACAAGTGGTTCGGTTTCACAATACGAACTCAATATGTTTGCGACTGAGATACAGGCAATGGCAGAGGACTGTGGTTTGGAAAAAATCCGAGTCTGCTATTGCGATACAACTGTACGCAAGAACGAACAGGGCGAGTGGTGGGATATCTACGAACTAGATCAAGGTGACGAGTTAGTGTTGAAAGTAAGAGGCGGAGGCGGAACTCGTTTCGACCCTCCTTTTAACTTGTTCAATGATTACTCGAACGATGTTGAGGACGTACAAGCATTTATATATTTCACCGATGGGTGGGGTGATGTAAGTGCTGATGTTGAGCCTTCGATTCCTGTTATTTGGTGTGTTACGGAAGAGAGTTATTATGCAGAACGACTGCCATTCGGTGAAGTTATTTATGTAGATACTTCAACTCTGTATTAGCCAAAAAGGGCGATTTAGGGGGTTACTCAGGTATGGGTAGCCCTCTAAAAACGTCTTAGAACGCACTCTATGAGGTGCAAATTCAAAACTGATAAGGAAAATGTGTATTTTCCTCTGACGATAGCAAAAATGCTTGAAATCAGTTAATTAAATAATCTTACTTAAATGGAGGAAATTATGAGTAGAGAATTATTAGGCAAGACTGTTGAAGGATTGATAGATGTTTGTAATAACATTTATCGACACATTGATAGGTCAAAAAGAAATGAAATTTTGGAGATTGACTATGAACTGGTTAAAACTTTTAATCAGTTAGTAGAGATTAATCAAAGAAATTTAGACATCCTTTATCCCAATAGGCAAAAGTCTGAAGTTAGAACTTTGTCTTTTCGCAATGTCCACAATGACATTGAGGAGGTGTCGAATGAATGAACCAAAAAGAAGAATGTTTGGCGATTTCGATAAACAGACTACTGAAGCTTTAAGCATCATAATAGATAAGGAACTCAAAGAAGAAGGGATTAAGGCTCATTCTTTTACTTTTCATATTGAGGTTCAGTACAGAGAGGAGGTGTCTAATGGCTAATCCAATAGAAAGGAAAGTCACGCAAGGGCAAGTTGAGTTTTGGTTAGGAACTGACTGGAAACTTCCAGAAATAATCGAAACCCTTACTGATGTAGCCAATGGTGATTATAAACCAACGCTGTTATCACAAGATGTTTTAGATACTTGTGATTCATGCGGTTATGAGGAGGAGTCTGATGTATAAGATAACTATTAAATGGGGAGAAATGGGAGAAGAAACTAAAACCTATTCTTTCAAGTCCTTAGAAGAGCTTGAGGCATTTAAAAATGGTGTTTACGAGGCTCAGGGTTGGTTTGATTACGAGATACTAAAGGAGGGATAAATAAATTAAAGGCGGTAGCTACTTAGGTAGTTATCGCCTTTTTTTTTCGCCTAAAATTTGTGAAAGCAAATACTACAGGAGAAAATAACGTCTCCTGGAAGATGAGTAGGAATAATAATATTTACCAGTCTATTGATTTTGTTGATCCTCAGCCGTTCATCTACAGATTATTAACAGATTATTAACAAAAAAATCTGGTTAGCAGGACGTTAAAATATTATTTACTAGGATCGAGATTTGTCAGAAACCACAACATCTTGTATACGCTTGTAGATCGGCATACAACATATTGTGTTTATGGTCTTGCATTTTGCAAGCGTATCAATTAGTATTAATTTAACCAGTAATGGTTATCCTCCAATCTATCTAGTTAGATTATAAGTCCTTACTCGGTAGGTAAGGCAAAAAGTTAGGGCGGTTCTTCGGAACTGCCCTTTTTTTTGTTCCAATCATTCTAATTTCAATTTTTTAACACGATTCATATATATAAAAAAAGCGATAGATAGTCCACCGACTGCTGTATTATTTGCCTGGGAAAAGACGGCTAAACAACGCCAAAAAACACCACAATCGTCCTGAAACCCTTTAAATATAATATACCAGTAAATATTTATATGTGCCCAGGAGACCAGGTTTAAAGCTCGTAGTATTTGCAACACAGCTATAGGTGTTCCATGTGGAACATGGGCTTTCCCTTTGCTAGCATTTTGTTATACAATAATAAGCCATTACTAAAGGAATTTTTATGTTTGCTGTAATAAGACACACGTTTGAAATAATAAACCCAGAACCCGATAACCCCAAAAGCTATAAGATTCATGCGGATTGGAAACACTATGTTTGGCTTTTTGAAAGTGAAGTAGATGCAATGGCTTTTGCTATTACATTATTAGACTCTCCTTTACTACAAGCAAATGAACATTATCTCGCTCATGCCATAGAAAGTCTTGAACTAAACAGGTATTGGCAAACAGGTCGTGAAAGCGTTGCTGTTGGCGAGGTAATAGATAGTCCAGAAATTATATACGGAGACCCAAGAAATGAAAAAAGAACCAACAATATTCATTAGATGCTCGGAAGAAACTAATGAACTATTAGAAACGATAAGAAAGGTAGAAATGCCTGTTAAGTCTAGGAATAGTCAGATAATCTATTTGATTCATAAAGAAGCTAAAGAACTAGGTATTACACCACAACCCACTAAAGAAGTGATTGTCGGTTATGATGCAAATGGCTCACCAACCACAGAAAATGCGACTGTCAGTATAAAAAACGAAGAAACTAAATCGGGTTTAGGAGCGCTTGCTGAAACAAAGAGACAGGGGACTCTTGGCTAACATAATAGAACCCCAATAAAGATTCAGCACATACTTTCATCAACTTAACGTCTTGATCTCCTATTTTACGAGGGGAGCCAGACATTAGCACCCAAAATCTACTCTCTACTTTTCTTCCGCAAGTTTTTTTCAGATGTCTTTGCACTTTTATGAGAATACAACTCCTGGGAAGCGGAGCAATATAATATTTACCAGTAGATATTCTTTCTTCAAGCGAAGGGTTCGATAAGTGCATCCCTTTTATAATCACAGATAAATACTTATTACAGACATTGTGTTGTCTTTCATCTAAGTGTTTTTCATTATAGAGAATGTCTATTAAGTGTTGGTCAAAAACAATGGCTCGACCCATGTTTCCTTGTTTAAATTTAGCTATTCCTACTCGGTGTTTGGAGTGGAGATAGGGATTTCCCACATCATTTACATGGATATCAGATGTCCCAATCGAAGTCATCTTCAACTTCTTGCTCTTCTTCATATCTTCCATTTAAAGGGTTAAATGTTAGTGAAGTTTTGCCAACTCTCGCTTGCCAACCCCACCTTGCCTTCCAACAGTGAACCTCTACATTACTTTCTCCACGATAAACAGTCAAGCCAAGATCAGCTTTTGAAAACCACGCCATGCTTTTTGCTATGTCTACCCCTGTAACAACTGATTTTTTTCCTCGCTCTGCTGGTTTCGTGGGATGCGCGACAAAAAAGCAAAGTACGTCATGTTGCTTACAAAACAACTGCACTTTGGTCAACATATTTGAAACCATGTCACTTTCCAAACCCCTATAATCACTATGAATAAAGTTAAATGGGTCTATAACGATAATCCTTACTCCATATCTCATTACTGCACTGGCGTTTTTATCTAGTATTGCCTCTATTGTTGGCATACCTGAGTCAGAATAGTCTTGAAATAGTATGTGTTCGTTAATCCAGTCGTGAGAATAGTCCTTTTCTTCTTGGGTCATGCGTGGATTTTGCCCCTCAAAAAAGGGCTTTCCTGTTAAAACTTGCGCCAATTGAACTGCATGAAGGGAAGGCGGTTTTTCAAAAGAACAGTAACAAGTTTTCCACCCGTAAGTTTTGCCCACATTAACTATTAACTGGTCAATAAACGCTGATTTACCATCGCCAGGGTAGCCTGTAACAATATTTAGATACCCAGTCTGTAACGTAAACAGATTATCAATTGACTGTATTCCTGTGGAAACTCCCTTTGGTTTTCCCAACTCATAAAGAGACTGAAACTCCTCAGCATAATACTCTATGTTGTTCAGACCATGTAAAGGTATCGGCTTTGCACCTAGAATCTGTTTCCTAAGGGTTTCTGCATCTGAATTTAACAATAAATCATTGGCATCTTTGTTGCCTTTGTAATCAACTCTATAACATCTTGCTTTATTAAGTCGCCTAGACAGCTCATCTGCTAGAACATCACCAGCAGTATCGGAATCTGTAGCCAAGATAATTCTCTTAGCTTTCTCAAACTTTTCTCTCTCTTCCCAGACATACTTAAATCTTCCGTCCTCGCTTGGGTCAATCTTGTGGTCAGTTATTTTGGATGGCGCTCCATTTGGAACTGAAAAGACTTCTATGTTTGCTACATTCTTAAAGCTTTCTAAAATCGCCAAACAATCTAACTCGCCCTCTGTTATCACTATGGTATCAACAATGGTTTCCAAGCTGTCATTATGAACTTGCCTACCCCACAACTTTGTGGCGTTGTTTTCCCACCAAAAATCCTTACTTCCATTGGCTGATCTATACTTAACAGCTTCGTACTCATCCACAGAACCCTCCAGAGGAAAGGTAAAACCTATGACTGGTTTATTATTTTTTTCCAGGAGGAGACAACCAGCTCGTTCTGCCGTTTCTAAACTTATTCCCCGTGAAAGTAACCATTCTTCTGACTTGCTTGATGTTTTGTTGTCTGCAATCTTTACTGTTTTGGGCTGTGCAGTGCCTTTCCCGTTTGTTTTTTTAGTCATTGTTACAAATCTTCTCTCCGTGTTAATCAGCCCCTCCACTCCGCAGTGGTGACAATGGTAAATAATTTTACTCCCATCAATGTTGACAGACAGTGGTTTATCTCTTTTGTTTTTTGTTCTGGTGTGACGACAGGCTGGACAAGACAGTTTGTGTTGCCCGTAACTCTTTGAATTGATAGATATTTCTGAGTAAATGGTAGTTTCTACATCAGACCAATTTATTTTTTCCTCTTGACTTAACATTTTTATCCTCCTAAGATAGACGTATATACTTACTAATAAGTAAATACTTATTTTTAAAAACTTAGTAAGTATCTACTATCTAGTTCCTACTTACTTACTACTTCCTCAACAAAAGAATTATCAATGACTTTCGCTATGTCATTGGCTATTTTTTTTCTTGATATTATTGGGAAATCAACTAATTCTTTTACGCTTTGAGTGATAGCTTTTCCGTCTATCTTGTTTCTCGCACATAAATCTAAAAAGTCTCTGGAATAAAAATAAAGAAGCGCCTGATCTGACAGCTCTGGTTTTTTTGAGGCAACATCTCTGACCGCTTGTTTAACTATTAACCCATCCAACATTACCATCTTTTTATCCATTAGAAGATGATAAATCATTTGTTGCACATTATCAACACATCATTTATACTTAATATAAACATCATCTATATGAGAGAGAAAGATATATGATATATACCTTCGAGAGAGGAGCGTTAGCTCAAGCCAACCTTATTACACTAACATAAACTCAGGAGAATTAGAATAATGAAGTTTCAAATCACCAGGGGCATTCCCTTACCGCGAGGAAGAGGGAAGCCTAGAAAATATGACATACCTTTAGACACAATGGAAGTCGGAGATCACATCCGCATAAGCATGGCAAAAACAAAAATAGCACAAGAAGTAAAAATTATAAGAAACTTTGTTCTTAGGTATAGGCACAAGAACCCAAGCAAGAAGTTTACTGTCAGGCAGATGGAAGATGGAGTGGGAATATGGAGGCTCTAAATGGATAAAATCAACCCGCCTTACTACAAAGATACAGAGATAGAGTTTATTGACTATGCAAAAGCCAGCATGAGCAAAGAAAGGTATGAAGGTGGACTTGAATTTAATGTGAAGAAGTATATGCACAGGTGGTCTATCAAAAACGGGGTAGAAGATTTAAAGAAAGCAGAGTGGTACTTAAAAAGACTTATTAAAAACTCTTCAAAGGACGGGGGCGATGAAATACACAAACAAACATAACATACCAATAGAGATCATTAGAGCAGTAGAGAACGACAGCTACTCTAAAGGCGATTCAGTTAAATCAGTAACTGGATTATTACAACCTCCTCAAATATCTGTTTTGAGCGAGCATCATCACGAAGAACTTACTGCGGATATATCTGAGAGGATATGGATTCTCTTGGGTCAGAGTGTGCATACCATTTTAGAAAGAGCAAACGAAGGCAAAGAAGGAACTCTAACCGAAGAAAGAATGTTTGGGGAAGTGGGGGGATGGCGCATAAGTGGGCAGACCGACAGCATTGCTGTAGAGGATGGCATCTTAAAGGATTACAAAGTAACTTCTGTTTGGACAGTTGTTAATGCATTGAAAGAAGGCAAACCAGAGTGGGAACAACAATTAAATTGTTATGCGTGGCTCAACCGAGTGAACTCCAGGAAAACTATTAACCAGTTAAATATTATAGCAATCAGCAGGGATTGGTCAAAGTTTCAACACCAACGTAGCGGAGGTGACTATCCTCCCGCACCAGTTTCAGTCATTAATATCCCAATGTGGACAGACGAAGAACAACAAAGTTTTATAGAAGAAAGAGTTTCATTACATCAAGAAGCAGAAGCAGAGTATCTCATCAATGGCATTTTGCCTGAGTGTTCTGATGCTGACAGATGGAAGAAAGAAGATACTTACAGAGTAATCAAGAAGGGTAGAAAGAGCGCCTTGCGTGTCTTGGACTCTCAAGAGGAGGCTGATAAGTATATGAGTGGTCATAAGGACGAGAAAAACTTGAGTGTTGAGGTGGCTTTAGGAAAGTCAGTTAGATGCGAAAGCTATTGTCCTGTGGCTGAATTTTGTAATCAATATCAGGAGGAGAAAACCGATGAATGATTTAACTTTTAAAGAGATATGGGAAACCTTGTATAACGTGGATGTTTCAAAACACACCGAAGAGAAAATGAAACTTACCTACTTGTCATGGTCAAGAGCTTGGATGCTTTTAATGGAGCATTACCCACAAGCAGAATATACGTTTGTTGATTACGAGGCACTGCCTTATAGAACTTTGCCTGACGGGACTGCTGAGGTTATAACTAAAGTGCAAATTGAAGGTCATACTAGAAGTATGGCTCTCCCAATTATGGACTATAAGAATAATGCTGTTGTTAATCCTAACGCTAGACAAGTGAATGACAACAGGATGAGGTGCTTAGTTAAGAATCTCGCAATGTTTGGCTTAGGCATGAGTGTCTTTGCTGTTTGGGACGATCATCTTCCGAGTGAAGAAAAGGATGAACAACCTAAAGACAAAAAGACACCTCCCAAAAAGGCGCAGAAAGAAGAGCCTAAAACCGAAGCAACAGAGGAAACCTTTGATGAGGCTTGGGCGGATATTTTTTTAGAGGCAACAGAGAAACTAATTGTTATACAAGATACTAGAGAAGCATTAACTGGTTTCTATAAAGCCAATAAAGAAGCAATAGGAAGATTGAAATCTAATTTCCCTGAACACAAAGAGAAACTAGATATTATTTTCAAAAATCACGCTAACTCTCTTGTAGAGGAAAGCAAAACTAATAGTCAAGATAACAAGGAGTAAACTATGGCATACGAAGAAAGACTGCAATCAGATGGGGCAATCTATACCAATAACTACAAACAGACTGAAAAACAGCCTGATTGGACGGGCAAGGTAGCACTAACTAAAGGACTCTTAAAAGAGTTAGTAACCAAAATCAAAGAGGATCGAGCCGATAGCGTGGAACTTAGAGTCGCCTTATGGGATAGAACCTCTAAGAACGGCAACGAATACAAGTATGCCCGCTTGGATGTTCCTCAACTACAAAAGCAACCTGAGCCAGCGCCTCCTCCAGCGCCAGCGCCTGAGCCAGAAGTGGATGACTTCGATGATGACATCCCGTTCTAGGCTACCCAAAGAAGAGGGCGGAGAAATCCGCTCTCTTTTATTAATGAAAAGAAAGATTAAGTTAATATCTTGGTTAATACCAAGATTCCACAAAGGGTTATCTGACCCTAAAAACTACCAAGAACTTATTGGGAGCGTAGATTATGAGTGATGTTTTTAAATACAACACAGAAGCTTCATACGAGTCAAACTATGCAACATGGAAGCTAATGAACGACAAAGAATATAGAGACATGGGTGAAAAGCCATATTCAGAACACGACTCCAGGCGGGTTTTCACTGACATCTACGGGACCTATTCCGTTAAAGAAAGGCTACAAGGACTAAGTTTTTCTATGGGCAAAAGAAACAAGAGAGGTACTAAAAGATGAGTGAAATGGTAAACCACGAAGGTTATGAAGTTAAAACCTATGACGGGTATATAGAAATATTAATGAACGTGAAAGCGATCATCAAAGCTGAGCCTTTGGGTGAACTTCAAAAGGATAGCTTGCTAACTAAGATACAAAACTTTGAGGATGTTATATGCGAAACATTGGCGGGCAGAGAAGAACAAGCATTTCAGGAGAGAAGAGATGACGATACCGATTGAAGAATCATGGATGCACCAAATTAGGAAACTTGCTCCCCTAATAGAGAAAACAGAATACGAAGTTTTTAAGTGCGAGGCAGAAGTCAAGAAACTGCAAGCAACATTGAAGTTAAGGGCATTAGGAAACGGAGTGAAAACACATTCAGGTCAAGAGACATGGGCAGAATCTCAAGATGAACTGTACCAATCAAGGTTAAAGATGGGTGTAGCAAAAGGCGCTCTGTCTGCTTTAAAGGTGGGTCTTAAAGCCCTAGAAATAGGCTTTGAAGAATGGAGAACTAAAATGGTAAACGCCAGAGAAGAAAGACGGAGATATGGCGCTTAAAGGTAGACAACCAAACATGGTAGAGGCAAGCCACATGGCTGATGTTGTTGAGCTTGGATGCATAGTTTGCCTAAACAAAGGGTTTAGTAACCCCGCAGAAATTCATCATACTCAAGGCAAAACCAAACCTAACGCACACTTAAAGATTTTACCCCTATGCTTTGAGCATCACAGAAAGGGTGGCGATAAAGAACCGATAAGCCGACATCCCTATAAAAAACGATTTGAAGAAGCCTATGGAACGGAAAAGGAGCTTCTTAAACAAGTTGAAGAGCTACTTAAAGAACAAGAAAAATATGGGTATTTAGATGATCTTCCGTTTTAATCCTGGAGCCGCAGCGATGACGCAGCTAAGAAAATATTATTTACTGGTCAATAATTCCCACACTACAGGAGCGTATAACGTAGCAATAGGTTAAAAAAATAAAAGGAAAAAAAATGAAAACAAGTAGCGCAAAAGCAAAAGGCAGAAAATTACAACAATGGTTTACCAAGTTGCTTGTAGATGTATTGGAGTTGGATGAGGAAGATATGGAGTCAAGACCGATGGGAAGTCAGGGGGAGGATATTATTATGGGGAGGCTTTCAAGAAACCGCTTTCCTTATTCTATTGAATGTAAAAACCAGGAGGCAGTAAATGTGTGGAAGGCTTATGCACAAGCCGAAGAGAATTGTAGGGGATATGAACCATTGGTGGTTATTAAAAGGAATAGAAGTAAACCGCTAGTCTTAGTAGAGGCTGAACATTTTGTGGGGTTGTTTAAAGAAGAACTAAACGAAGAAGAACTACTAAAGCAACAAGAGGCGCTTAGTAGAATGGAGGATGAAAATGATGCTTGAAGCCCAATTAAAGGAACAGCTAGAGGAAAGAAAAAAGAAATGGTGGGGGTGGCATAAGGAGAATCCTCAAGTATGGGATAAGTTTAGGGAATATACCCTAGAGGCAATTAACTCAGGAAGGGGGCACTATTCTCATTGGGCAATAGTGAACAGGATAAGGTGGAACAGGGAGATAGAAACAAAAGGTGGGGAGTTTAAAATCAGTAATGATTACATTTGCTTTTATGCCCGCCTATTCCACGCTAAACATCCTGAACATGGGGATTTCTTTAGACTGAAACTCTTAAAGGAAGAAAAAATGATCGCTGATTTAATTACCCAAAGAAACTCTTGGAACGTCAGCTTTTTGTCTGAGCGCAGGAACAATAGCTAATCGCTTATCTCTTCTTGTTTCTAAGTCTCTAATCATATCTGCTTTAACCATAGCGGATAAATCTGTTCTTCTTAAAAGCCTGTCTCTTTGCCTTCGCCAATTTGTCATAAACCTATTAATAGCATTAACCTGACCCTTCGCATTAAGCAAGCCCTTATGATGCTCTCTGTAAGCGGCTAATTCATCCATTCTGCCCTGATTTCTTAGATCATTAATGGTGGCAGTAGCTCCCATAACTTCCTCTCTTAATTCATAGAAAGATTGTTGCAGTCCTCCGCCCTTGTCATTGTCAATTAAAAACCTTTTGATTAATGGAATGCTGTTGATGTTAGCTGGCATAAGAGGCGTGCCAGTCACTCTCCTAGCTGTTACATCCATAAGGTCTAGTAAGTAGCCTCCTAGAGTCCCTGTATAACCTTTTAAGACGTGCTCTATCTTCATTGGAGAGATATTCAAACCTTCGCCTATGAGCCTCGCAATTTCGTTTGTTGATTGCCGAGCCTGGTATGCGGGCAATTCTTTTTGTTTGTAGTACGGAACTATCTCTGTGTTAGTCCAAGAGTTTCTATTAGTAACAGCTTCAAATAAAGGCTTAACCGCCTGTATTCCTATGTCTCCGCTTATAAAGGGTACATTAGCTGATGTTCCGAGTTGCCTTCTCAAAGATTCATACGGGTTTGCCTCTACTTGTCTACCTAAAAACTCATCTATAAGCCTTTCGGGTATCGCTTTAAACAACATACCAACCTCAAAAGGAATAGGTAGCTTAATTGTGTAATCAAATGGAGTTGGTATTAGCCAGTTATCATCCCTAATTTCCCGTTTTACTTCTTTGTATTCATCTCTATCAGAAACCATTGCATAATAAATAGCAGTAATTACAAACATAAGACCGCCTCTTGTGAGGAAACCCCTCTGTATTCTTTTTTGAACGTCCTTTAGGGTCTCCCCTTCTCGTTGTTTTTCTATTGCAGAATATTGCCCTGATGCTGAACGCCACAAGACATCAAGACCCTGTATTCTTGCATTAAAGAAAGGAATAGCTGATGTTATATACCTGAACAAGACAGAGTTTCCCCTGCGTCCAAAGTTTATAATCTCTAGCGCTTGATAGGCGGCTTCAGATTGTGCTTGCGCTTCTGTATAACCCCTTTCAATCAAGTTGTTATAAACCGCCTTATAAACACCTAAACGAGTAGCCCCGTCTGACTTGGTTGTTAAACCACCTAAGCCATCCCATATTTTATAGAAGGCATCTTGAGCTGTTATTCCGTTATCGGGTGTTAGTCCTTCAGCTCTTCTGGCTCTAGCCATTAAGTCGACAACACTACCTTCATCATTAGCAAAATCATAACCACCAATAATGCCAAACTTTTCTAAGTCTGACATATCACTAACCATGCCTTTAAATGTATCTATAATGGGCGTAAAGTTTCCTTCGCCCAATCCAATATTACCAGCAGTAACAGCACTAGAGAGAGTGTCTCTGAGTAAGTTGACCATGATAAATCCTGGATCACGGGTTACTGTATCTCTTAATATTCCTGAAGGGATTTGTAAGACTTTTGTAATAAAGTCTGTACCCACACCGCCAATACCTCTCATGGCTTCGTAGACCTCTATATCATCAACCAAGTAAAATTCTTTTCTACCATTTTCAAATACTGGTATTGAGATTTTTCCTGAGGCTTCTTTTGCCGAAACCTTTTGAGCCATTCCGTTTGCAACGAAGTCTCTCATCAGTTTTGCTGCACCATCATTTTTCATGGAGGCAGTTAATATAGACAATGAGTTTCTTGCTATAGCCTCTAATGGCGGAACATTTATTTCTTTTTCGGAACCCTTCATTATTATATTCAAAGGATTATTAGGCAACATACCCCCACCTATTTTTGGTGCAGTAATATCACCTGTTTCATCCACCATGTCTCTATAGAACGGATAATAACTGGAATGTTCTCTCCACATTTCAGATTGTTCTGGACTTAATAAACCCTTAGATTCAGCAAATGTAATCAATTGATTGTTCCATAATTGATAATTGTTATAGACCTCTACCACTTGAGGAAAGCGGGCTTCTATTTCTGTAATAGCTTCTATATCTTGCGAAGTAATCGGTGAGGCTATCTCTTTGCCCTGTTCGTTTAAACTCTTTTGTCTTTTAAGCTTTCCGTAAACCGCAAACACACCCTCTAAATCAACACTTGGATCAGAAAAAAGAGGCGCTGTTATTTGCATTAACCCACCAGTTCCAGTGTTGCCATCTATAAATGGATTGTATCTTGTGCTTATTTCTAATTGCTTAACATTGGTTAATGAGCTTACTCCGTCAATTGTATCGCTAGCATAACCACGCATAAGCAATCCCTGAAAAATTCCCCTTGCTCTATCAGCTAATCTAAGTGCAGCTATTGCACCCGTATCTGCTGTATTATTTAATAGCAATGTTTGTTCATCTTCTTGAGCAAACTGCATTTCCCTTTTAACGATTGGGTCTAACTTATCAACAATAGCTGTTCTAAATCCTTTAAATGCTTTTCTTACATTAGGCACAGGATTACTAGCTATATCTATTAATCTTGCCCCAGAAGATTTAGTCGGTTTATGTTCAGGCTGTCCTATTCTGTCAGCTATTTCTTGAACAAAGCCTGGTAATGGCGCTCTGGAAAAATTAGGTATGTCATCAGGCGCTTTTGCAGTGGCATCCTCATTGAAGTCGATGGCAGCCTTTAAAGCTACATCAGAGGCGTTTACATTGTAATATGGCACCTCACCTCTAGGAGTTTTCTTAACAACCTCTACAGCCTTCTCTGTGGCTTCTCTGAGCTGTATGTTCTCATTGGTGTTCCTGTCGTCTACATATCTTGTTCCTCTTGAGAATAAAGGCACCTGTTCAGGCTCTGCTTCAGGTAATCTATCAAGCTGTTGTTGTAGTGAATCTTTTTCAGCGTAGAGTTTGCTTAATCTAATATTTAATTTTCTTAGATTAGCCGAACTCATTAACGATCCCTCTTGATTCTTCTCTGATTCAAGTGGAATTATTTTTTGCTCTAAAGCACTTAGCTGGTCTAGGACTTGTTCCTGTTCAGGAGTAAATCTTTTTCTTATTTCGTAATCAGCAACAGGGGGACCGAAATCGACACGCCCTGACATTTCCCGCCCTCCAAGAAGAGGTGCAATTTGTTTTTGGCTAAGGTTAGTAATTCTTCCAGCTTGCAATAAAAACTCTGAAAACGCAGTTCCTTGCTTGGCTGGAATATTAAGAAGCTTCCTTAAAGTTTCAGTAAACTTATCCCATAATGATTTTTTACCTCTAGGAGAATATGGTATTGATTCCATAAACTTTTGAAACTCTCTGTCAGTAAACCCTACTGCTAATAATTCTTGTACGTTTTTAGTGCCGTATTGAACATAATGATCTATATTCTCGCCAGCTCGTTTTCTTGCATTAATTTCTTCTCTTACTCGTTTTCTTATTTTCTCCAATTCTGCTAAATTTTCTTTTGTTTTAGCATCAATATTAAAGTCATAAGTTGCGGCTTGCGTTGCTTGATGAACTAGCTCATGCAATACTGTTTCAAGATTAACGCCATCTACTTTTGCTCTTGTCTCCCCTCTTGGGTTTCCTCTGTCAGCAATATAAACTTGTTGTCTAGTCCCGCCTTCATAAGAAAAAGGAGCATAAGAAACTCCATGCCAATTAAGCGATCCTCCTGTATGACCTGGAATTGATAAGCGGTCAGTGCCTTTTGTAATAATACGAAACTGAAAATCTATTTTTTTCATTCGCCTTAGTTTTTTAACTTGCGTTAAAAGCCTATCAGCGATAACTTTATAGTCTCTGCTTGGTGCATTTTTAGACAGCCATGTTAAAACATCTTCACTCTTTACATGACCATAACCAAACTCTTGTATTATGGCTGCTCTTTGAGCTTCTAGTTGTTCTTTGGTTTGTCCTCTAAAATTAAATATTGAGCTTCCAGTACGACCTAAACCACTAGGAGAAATCACAACCCCAGTTATAGGATCAATATCAGCTTCGACATCTTCAAATGTAGTTACAGGAGTAGCGATCCCTCCGCTTTCGCCTATAGTAACTACGTCAGTAGGTTCATTAACAGGCGCTTCACCTTCTCTAAACTCTTCTATGATAGGAGCATCAACTGCTTCGGGTGCTAGTTTGTCTAGCTCTCGTAGAGTCCTTATTTCCCCTCTTCCTCTTGCGCCAACTCTTCCTTGTTCAATTTCAGAAAACACATCTGATGCTTTTTTAAATCCAGAAGTACGCATTGCTTGACCCATAGACCTAAAGAACTCAACTATCTTATTAAAGATACCTTCTGCCTTAGGTGCTATGTCAGGTTTAAAGTTTCTTGATCTATACATTTCTGCAATAGCTTCTTCTACATAAAGCTCTTCTTTAAACTGTTCGTTTCGACCTACTAAATCTCCTCTCTTTTCATTCATCGCTTTTGCACGTTGATAGAATGAGCGACCTTTAAAGCTTGGATCAAATCCTTGAGGCACCTTTTTTCGCTTAACTTCTTTTCTTAGATATTGATATTCCTTTTCAGTAATCAAATCCTTTTCACGCAAGGCGTGTATCATTTCATGGTCTAAAACTTTGTGTAATCTTTCTCTTATCTGATCTGTTGAGGCATTTCCATCTGGATTAACGGCATTTAATGAAAGAAATATAATATCAGTGTTCTTATCATATTCTCCCTCGACAGCACCCTCTGTTGCTGTTTGTCTTAGCCCTCTCGGATCAAAGACGATCTCTCCTTGTGGGGTTCTAGCTAACGCTGAAGAAGATAGAATATCATTGCTAACAATAACTCCTGTTTCTCTTAACCCTCTTTCCTCTAATATCTTTTTAAGCTCTCTGGCAAATACGTTTGTTCTGCCTTCTTCTACCGCCTCGTTAAATTTAATTGCTTTAGATTCAACTTCTTCTGGGGGCAACACTCTTCTTTGTCTTGTAGTTTCTTGTTCGACTAATTGTTGTATGGTTTCTTCTGGAAGTTTTCCTTCGTTTCTAAGTCTGTTGCCAAACTCTGCTGGAGTCTCATCAAAACCCTCTGCTCTCCTGGCAATATCAAACTCATGGTTCTTTCTAATCTGATATTGATTAGTATTTTTAATCTTTTCTGCTCTGCCACTATCAACTAAATCATTAACAAATTGTTCTGTAGCAGTTTTATCTTTAGCTGTAACCCCAACCTTTAAAAGATCATTAACAGTAAATTGGACGTTTCTGCTTCCCATAGACGCAACAAAATTGGCAACATCTTGTGCCGTGTATGTTCTAGGTCTAAAGTCTGGGAATTTAGTTCGGTTATTGAACTTGGGGATAGAGTGAAGTCGTGCTAAGAATAATTCTTTTACGCCACGATTCCTCGTTTTTGACATATTAGCGGTGCCAGTCCACTGAAGGGCTGCGTATCTAACCGCAGGGTCTTTGAAATCTAAATCAATATTTTTGGAGGCTGCTATATCCTTAATGTATTTTAGATTTACATTAGGCTTTTCTTTATCAGCAGTTATAGAGGGTTCTCCAGTTGATTCAGATTGCTGAAAAACAATATTAGACATATCGTTTAGAAGGAAATTATAATCTTTTACAGATAAAGCTTTCTTTGCTTCTGCCATTGAATAGCTGGCTTTTAGGTCTAATCCTTTTTTATTAAGATAGTTGCTGGTTTTTTTAAGAAAAGACCTTTTACGCTCAATCATTTCGCTTGGAACATTCTTTCCAAACCATCCAGCTTCTTTTCTTTCAGCAGCAAATTGTTTTTTATTATCTTCAGAAAGCTTGGAATCAAATTCCATTAAGCTCTGTAAGTTAATTTGAGAAATGTTTGGATCAAGAATGGTGCTACCAACAGTTAGGGCAGACGCACTATCTGGCATACCCAAAGCATAAGCCGCATTGTCTATATCAACTTTAAGTTTTTTTCTTTCGTAATTTGTTTGCTCTTTATTTTTAAATATAAGAGCATCAGATTCGCCTTCAAATTGCTTTAATACTGGGTTTTCTACTGCGTTTAAATCGACAATAGAAAATTTGCTATCAGGCGTTTGGATAACTTCTAAGCTGGGCGGAATACCCACTAAAGCAGGGATTGGTATTTCTGGCTTAGTTACAACAGGTTGATCTTGTACCTCTTGAAGAGTTCCTTGGGCAACTCCTCTTTCAAATTTACCTTCTGAATTAAGATTAACTCTGTTATCTCTTGCACGTTGTTCAGCATCTTTTAAATAATTTCTACCTCTGCTTCTTCTTGATACAGAGTTGACAACCACATCAGCTATAAAGCCAACACCACCGCCTACTGTAAAGTCATCCCAAACACTTTCTGTTAAAGGCAAATCATCACTGTATAAGCCACGCGCTAAGAGTCTTTGTGATATACCAGCAAAGGTTTCTTGACCAGCTTCTATTCCAGCTTGTTGTATCGCAGATCGAAGCATCCTTCTTACTTCAGGATAATTCAACGCATTTTTTGGCACTCTTTTTAGCAATCTTTCTACTGGCAGTAGTTCCGTAGCTCCTATTGCAGCTCCACCAAGCTCTGCAAAAATTTCTGCTATTGGTCCTACTTCTTTACCTTCATCTCTAGCTTGCTGTAAAAACTCACTTTGTTCACTGATACCAGAAGGTCCAGCAAAAGTGTAAGGCACAGTCCATTGTGGTTTTAAAAATCTAGGTAGATTTGCACCCACTCCCCTAGCAGCTAAAGCTCTTCCAGCTATGCCTGCGCCTAAAAAGGGAACGAAAGAACCTAAACCACCTGCAACTTTAGTGCTGTATAAATCTTGATAAGCTGGATCACCAGCAAAAGGACCCTCAGTTCTCCATTCTTCTTGTTGTCTCTCGAAAGATTTTGTCATTGGGTTATCGTTACCAATGTCAAATAATTGAGCAAGACCTGTAGGAACTCTCTGGAAACCTGATACAACTTCTCTTGGAAATGCTTTTGCAGCCTCTTTAGCTTGTCCTAGTATTGTTGTTTGATTTATATCTTCGCCATAAGCAGATTGCACTGCCTTAGCAAAATAATCTCTTTCTCCAGGATCAATCGGTATATTATATTCAGTTCCGTCTGGAGCTTTATATATAGACATTATTAATTTTCCTTACTGCCTTCTTGCTGATTCTAAAGCCTGCTGCATTCGCTCTGCTTCTGTTGTAAATGGAATCCCCATTACTTCAGCATATCTTTTATAAGCCGCCTCATATTGTGCTTGTAATTGTGCTACTCGATCTCCCGAACCGCTTTCCAATTCTAATTTCAGCATATCTTCAAGATTCTGCAGAATCTCTACTAATTGATTAGGTTCCATAAATTCTACATCAGCTTCATATTTAGCTGTTTGTGCTTCATATAAACCCCCTTGAATCTCTGTTAATTTTTCTTTCGTTCTTCTGTCTTGTATTGATCCAGCAAGACCAGCAATACCAGCACCTAGTTCGCTCATGTTTCTAGCGCCCATGATAATGCCGCCAAGTTGTGCCATATCTAAGCCTTCAACTTGTGGCAAGAATGAATCTAATCCTTTTTTCTCAGTTGTGCCTGTATCTTGTGTTTTATTAATATCAGCCAACAGTTTGTTTAATTTATCTTGGGTTGATTCAACAATTACTTGTTCATCTTCATTTGAAGCAATAATCTCATCTTCACTCAAATAATTATTAATCATATTTCCGCCACCAAGAGCTGTCGTTGTGAGACCAATTCTGGTAACACTTGGCAGTCTAGCTGGAACGTTAGCACCTCTCATTGAAAACCCAGGTCCTTGTACTACTCTTGGATTAGCTCTCGTAACTAATGGAGAGCGAAAAGGACTAATCCATTGTCTAATACGACTAGGTACATTTTTTACTCCTTGTTGCATGGCACCAGAACCCCAGTTAGCCCTTGCTGCACCTAAACCAAGCCTACCTAGTCTACTACCTATTCTAGCAGTTCCCAGCGCTGCGCCACCAAAAGGAATACCCCAACTCGCATCCAATAAGACATTGCTCCAATCAACAGAGCCTAGTCCTTCTCCTTCATCTGTATATCTTTCGCTAGCCCAACTCCTTGCTCTATCTAACCAACTATCTTCTTCTACTGAATCAACGCTAGGAACGCTAGGAGAAGGCACTCCTGTTAAATCTACTGGTTGATTAACGCCAGTATCTACAGTTGGTAATTGTTCTTGTTCTATTGGAGCTGATTGTGCAAACAATATTGCTTGCTGAATTTCTTGCTCTGACATTTCTGTCGGGTCAATTCCTAAGCTAGCTAATAATTGTAATCTAGCATTTGGTCCACTAAATGTAGAATATGTAGCATTGCCATCGCTTATAGATGTAGTGCCTGTATTCTGATAGCCAACTCTACCGCCCCCTGCTGCCATTTGCATAGGAGTCGCAGGCATGGCTTCAGGAGAGAAAGCTCCAGCGTTAGCTGGACCCTCAGCATTCATGCCTGCTAAACCTTGTGGTTGTGCAAAATCAGCTACTACTTCTTCAGCGACAGTTGTTTGTGGCTGATTCATAGACGCTTCTTGTGCGTTATACATTTTTTCCATCTGTGTTCTGCGTTGTATTTCGCTTAACACCAAATATTGTGGGTATCGAGATTCAGGATTCTGGCTCATTTGGATCAACTGATCCTTTGGCACATATTCTAATTCTTCTGCTACTTGTACTAAATTAGCCATCTATCCTCCCAGCCCTTTATATAAACCAAGACCACTTAATCCTGCACCTACTGCGGTTTGGAATAATCCAGGTTGTTGTTGATAAGTGCTTATGTTTTGTTGAGGCTGCACTGGCACACCTCTTAATAGGTTACTGAACCCACCAAGTTGTTGTTGGGTATAATCTCTTTGACCTAAGAAATCTTGATACCCCATGTCTAAACCAGCTTGTCTTAATGCTCTTTGCTGCCTTCCTATATTTTCTAGCATTTGCATTCTAGAAATAGCATCTTGCTGTATTCCTTGCCCTGATTGCATTAGCCCTTGAGCTGCTGCTAGATTATAACGACTAGATAAATCATAACCACTTTGTCTGAATTTCTCTTCAGCTTGTTTGCCTGCTTGTTCAATTTGCTCCGCAGATAATCCCAACTTAGCAGCTTGCTGTCTTGCTGACTCACCTGCTTGATAGGATTGTATCTGTTGTGCGCCTTGAGCCTGCATTGATTGCTGCGTTTGTCCAAAAGCACTTTGACTAAATTTTTCTTGAGCCTGTCTGGCGGCATCTTCTTGTTGTTGCGCGGTCATACCCATAGATGCTGCTTGTTGTCTGGCTTGTTCTCCAGCTTGATAGGCTTGGATTCCCTGTGATCCTGATGCTTGTCTGGCTTGTTCTCCAGCCTGATAAGCCTGAATACCTTGCGATCCTGATGCTTGCATTGCTTGTTGTGTTTGTCCAAAAGCGCTCTGACCGAATTTCTCTTGGGCTTGACGAGCTGCATCTTCTTGTTGTTGTGCCGTCATTCCCATTTGTGCAGCCTGTTGTCTTGCTGACTGCCCAGCATTAAATGCTTGTTGAGCCATTTGTTCTTGTGATTGTCCTGCTTGTTCTAAAGCGCCAAATCTTTGCAAACCAAATTGGGCAGCGCCCATGCTTGCTCCTCTTTCTCTTTCTAATTGCTGTTGTGCACTTTCAAAAGCAGCTTGTGATCCTCGTTGTTGAATATCTCCTAATTGTTGAGATAAACCTCTTTCTCTTTCGGATTGCATAATAGCTTCACGATAACCACCTAATCCGCCTGATGAAGAAGCAGCATCTTGTATGCCTTTGCTTGATATTTCAGATTGCCTTCTAGCTTCTCGTTTTTGTATATCAGTAACATTTTGCTGATACGGAGACATAAACCTCTGTATGTTTTCTTCGTACTGTTCTGGAGAATAGCTCGCAGGTCCTTGTCCTACTTGATATTGAGAATCCCTTAGTTGAGCCTGATAACCCGGGTCAAATGTACCTGCTTGATAACCACTTCCATAGGTAGCGCCCTGATAACCTGGACCCATTGATCCCGCTTGATAGCCTGGACCCATTGCCCCTGCTTGGTAGCCTGGATCAAATTTACCTGCTTGATAGCCACTCCCATAAGTAGAACCTTGAAAGCCAGGTCCCATTGCTCCTGCTTGATAACCAGAACTTACATCGCCTGCAGCATATTCTCCTGCAATACTTCCTTGATCGCCATATCTTTTAGAGGCATCAGTAAATTCTTGTGGTGTTCCCGCAGTACCAAACCCACGCGCCATTGCTTGTGATGTTAATTCATCAGGTGAAAAGTATTCTAAACGCTGTCCACCATAAGGCGTATATCCCTGTAAAGATTCTGCTTCACCCCTTTGTAAAAGTCTCTTGTAATAAGGTTCTACATAATCGGGCAGATTAGATGTGGTGGTTGTTACCTCTTGTGGTGGTGGTGAACTACTACCACCTCCGCCTTTAAATCTTCTCATTTTATTTCCTCAAAATTATATTCAAAACAAACTGCTGTTTTTTCCCAATCTCTGTCTTTAATCCAATTCCAAAAACCTTCTCTACCAACACCTTCAATGCCGCTACATTTATTATCTTTAGCCCACTTTTCTAAAATTTTTAAACCATCATCGAACCAACTAGACATATTTTTGCCAGCAACATGATCTAAATTAAGCATTCTTTTGCCTGAAGGATAATCGCTAATCTGAGTTACGGCACATCCGATTATTTTTAAATTACCTGTGTCAAAAGAAATCCATAAAGAAGCTTCATTATTAAGACATTGATAAAGTATATCTTGGGTTGTTACTCTTCCTTTGGATCGTTTACAAGACTTCCTTAAATATTTTTCTACATCATCCCATATTATCATTAACTGGTCAGGCATAATTAAAGAAACCTTATATTCTTCACTAGCTTCTTGTTTTACTGCGGGCTGATTCATCTTGGCAACAAACCTCCAGCATTAGCTAACTTAGGTGCTTGTCTAGTAGTTCCTGTTTTTTCTTGCCTTACTCTGTCCATCATTGCGTAAAGTTCGTTAGAGCCAGCATCAGAACTGCCATCGCCTAAAGCCGAAACTACATCAGCAGGAACAATAAATTCATCTTGTGATACGGCTATTTTTTCATTAGCACCTATCATTCCAGGTATGTCATCAGCCATTCCACTGTTGCCAACACCCTCTATTTGTCCTTCTGTCTGAACGCTCTCATTGGTAAGAGCTTTTAGTACATAATCTCTTAGTTGTGCGAATGTCTCAGCACCATATTTGGTAACAAAATCATTAACAGCTTGTTGATTATCTGACTCTCCTGTAATAAACAAGACAACTTCTTGAGTAATAGGGTCTTGCATTATATTACCAGTTTCTCCTCCTTCTGCTTTTCTGCCTCTTCCGCCTCTTCCGCCTCCGCCTCTTGTTGGGCGCACTGGCGAACTTGGTTGTTCTATAAGGCTAGCGTCTTGAGCTTGTAATTGTTGAGCATCTGCCATGTTATAATTTACACCTGCTGGCATTGGGGCTGTTCCTACAATCATATCCCGAATTTCATCGGCAGTATGTCCATTTTCATTTGTTGATATGTTTCCTACAGTTGGTGTTTCTGGCTTACGCGGGTCTCCAGGTTTTGGCTTACTTGGGTCTCCAGTTCCTAGCATTGGTTTATCACTTGGCGCTAAAGGAGTGCTAACTAGCCCTGGTGGTGTGGGCATTGCTGGTGGCTGCATTATTGATGGAGGCATAGGTGTTGGACCTACTGGAACTCCAGGAGCAGCGAGAGGTAAAGGTGAGGTATAAGGAGTACCATCAGGGTTTAAACCCACTGGAGTCCCTTGTGCTTCCTGGAACTCTCCAGGAACTATTGGTGATTCATAGGGATTTTGCCCCATAGGATATGGTGGTGGTGTACCGACACTAGGCGGTTGCATTACTGGTTGTATAGGTTCTGGAATCATAGCAGGTGGCTGCATCGGTGGTTGCATAAGAGAAAATGGCGTGTTATTCATTCCATAATCTTCAGGCATTGGTGGTGTAAATGTATTTCCATCAGGTAAATTAAACGTATCAGGATCAAGGTTTGTTAAGTCAGGTAAATTATAACCAGATGGATCAAAAGTAGATGGATCAAAATCTCCTTCTCCATTTGGCATAAAATCACCTGGAGATATACCATATTTATCTTCTAAATCTCTTAAATCACCAAGCTCAAAAGGTATGTCATAAGGATTATCCCAAGGATCAACCCAAGGAGGTGTAACTGGAGGTGTAACTGGAGGTGTACCTGGAGGTGTACCTGGGGGCGTGACTGGAGCCACAGGAAGCTCAGGAACTGGAACTGGATTAAAACCTGTTTCAACTAAGCCTTGAGGAGCTGATCCAGTATAAGCAGCGTAAGGGTCTATTGTCTGAAGCGGAGCTTCTGCTACGCCCATCGTATTATATCCACCTTGACTTCCAGTATAAGGATCATTGAGTATAGGCATTCCACCTGTTGTAGTAGCTGTTGCTGGTTGATTTATAGTATTAGGTTGAAAATACATAGTTTCAGGTTGGAAGCCTGCCATAAATGCAGGGTTTATATCATAAGCTTGTCTGGCAGGAGTAAAACGCTGTTGGTCTCCTGAAAACGTATTAGGACCATTGTAGCCACCGCTAAACCCAATTTCTCCGCCATAATCATAGCCAGTTCTGCCGCCAGCATTCATAGCGCCACTTAATAAATTTACATCCATCATAAGTGACTCATCCATATTGGTGGGTCCACCTTGTGCGGAATAAAGGATAGGCTCTGGGGAATCTAACCACATCTGTCTTTTTCTTTCTTCTTCGTCTTTTTCCATTTGAGCAGTCTGTCTTGCAAATAGCTCTTCCGATTCCATAACTGCAGTTGGAGCCATGCCGCCTGCTATACCTGCCATAGCCATTGGTTGAGAAGCACCTGCTGCCAAGTTTTTCATACCTTCCCCAAATGTACCTGAGAAAGCGTCTTTTAAAGCGCCTGTTCCTGCGCCTGTATAAGCATCTGCTGCTGCTTGTCCTGCATATTGTATTCCTGGTTGACCTGCAGCCATTGTTGTATTAAGCGCTGTTTGACCTGCTGTATTAAGCGCCTGCGTTCCTTGAGTTACCATAGTTGGGTCTTGTAAGAGCGTATTTGTAGCATCTGTTGTTAATGCTGCGGTTTGTTTTGCTGCTTCCCCTGTTCCTGCTGCTGCTGCACCTGCGCCTTGCAATGCAGAACCAATACCATAACCTGTTATACCAGCAAGTAATCCTTTCTTTATATCTCCAGTGGCTGCCCATTGTGCAAGTCCTGAACCTAAAGCTCCTGCTGCTAGAGAACTAAGACCCCCTGCACCAAAGATTCCTGCTCCTACTCCTGTAAGAGCAGCACTACCTAAAAAGCTGCCTAATAATGGCGCTAAGAAAGGTAGGAAAGCTTCAGGCTGTCCTGTTTCTGGATTAATTGTTATTGGTGCTACCTGTGATAGCCCTCGCACTTCTGCTGGATTAACATGCATCAGCATTGAATCGCCATAACGACCCTGTGCTGCTACATTATTTACTTGTTGTTGTAGGTTCATTCGACCTCCTGTATTAAATTCTTGCATTATCTATCCTCTTTTGTTTCACAGCCGAATATATTAAAACTCATATTTGCTCCACTCGTATAAACCTTTAGTACGTCTGTTTGATTTAATGTAATTCCGATAACTATTGTTTGTGAATCGTTGGCTGCAACGGATTTATCGTAATAAAGATATTGTTTGTCATCTGCGCCTGCGCCACCCACATGAACACTTAATCTAAATGTTATTGCAGAGCCAGTTCTATTTGCTACTACTATTGAGCTAACAGTAGTCATAGTCATATCAGGAACTGTATATAACGTAGTAATAGTGGTTGCAGCAGCGTCTACCTGTCCTAATACCTTTAAAATATCAGCCATGTTTAACCCCCATTAAGAGGAATTGGTGCCGCCTCATAGCTTTTGAAGTCATTACTTCCTGTAATCTCTGGACTCTTGTAATCTTTACAGTCAAATCCTCGACAGCTTGTTCTATAACTCTTCTTGTAACAGCCTCATCATTACTATCATATTCAGGATTAGGTGTTGGCAATACTATCGTTTTTATATCAGCCATTATCTTTTCCCATCAGGTCTTATCTCTAATCTTAAATCTCCAACTCGCCAACCATAATTTATACTGGTATTTGATATTCTAATTGCAGCGTGTCTACTTCTAGCTCTTAGGTTAGTAAAGGTAGATTCAGGTGTTACATTAACTGTCTGTAATGTTGAAAGAGTACCTAAAGGATAATTTCTTCCTTTTATTGTAAAAGTAACAGTATCATCAGTTGTATCTTGATCTCTAAATTCCACATCAGGAATTAATTTAGAAAGAAACATAAGTCTTTCTCCATCAGGATTAAGATCAAAGTCACTTGATTCTATGTATGCAGTAAATTCACCGCCATCGTTTGAATGCCCTTTTTCTTGATTATAAAGATAGTTGGTATTGCTGCCCGATGTTTTTCCAGCACCCAAAGGATAATCTAATGATTCAGCTTCTATCCATGCTGTTCTTGTAAATCCATCATCTGTAGTACCAATTGACCACGCATTTTCCAAATAATTATAAGTAACATAACGATCTATTTCTAAGCTATCTTTGGATGGATAAAACCAAATAACTTCATTTGCACTTTCTACTGATGCTCCAAAACATTTGAACTGCTGACCTAAATTTATATTAGAAAATACATAATCTAATACAGTGCAGGGCAGTCTAGATACTGAGCCTGAATAAACATAAAACCCACCTCTGTCCATAAAATAAACTTTATTATTTGCACTGACTGCTGAGTTTGGCGATATTAAAGATGGACCAGATGCAACTTCTATAAATGAGAATATAAAGGGCTCTCCAACAAATCGCATAGAGGTTAAGCCTGCATCAGACCAAATTAATATTTCTTGTCTTGTTTGTAAAGCACCAATTATTGTAGAGCCCTGTGATAATTGAACGCCACCCGATTGATTCGTTGATGTTGGTGTCCAATCGCTTGCACTTTCTGTATCAGACCATCTAACTAATAGCGGATTAACAACTGACTCCCCAATAGCATTAGCGCCAAAACAAATAATATGTTTATCTACATCGGAAACCATAATTTGCAAGCCTAATGTTGGCACATTACTAGCACTTCCTAAATCTGAAAAAGGCACAGCTCTTTGGGTAGCTCCTGCGCTTTCATCCCAATAGTAAACGCCACCACCCCTGATGCATGAAATTAGATCATCACCAAAATTATCTTGAGACCATAACCTTAATTGACTTGAAGAAGAAATTGGACTAACTGACCCCCAAGTAAGAGCGCTCCATGTTCCAGCCCCCCAACCAGTACCTTTAACATAAACATCCAATCCAACATTTATCTCGTAAACTCCATCTACCGCAGAGCCGCCATTACCAGAATCACTAGCATTAGCGGTTACTGTATCTCCAGAGGTATCTTTTGCAGTGACTTCATATGTATTTACAGTTAATGTTCTAACTATTATATAAGTTTGATTTAAAACGTCTGCTGTAACAACTCCACCTAAAGAAACTGCTTCTGCAAACGTAACAGTATCATTAGCTACTGCACCATGAGATGAGTCAGTAACAACTAGAGTTGAAGAGCCATCTGTGGCAGCGAATGTAATACTGTTTGTAGATGTTTTTCTAATAGGAGTAATGTCATTAAAGTCATCTCCTTGTAATACATAGTATTTTAGATGAGTGCCAGCTCCTACATAATCAGTTTGTCCTTGATCTCTATAAGAGTAAAGATTTCTACAAGTGCCTGTAAAAGAGTCGAGCGTATTTTTTTCCCATCCAGCTATTCTTTCTGGCTTGCCCCTTCTAAATCTAACTTTGTCTGCAGAATACCATCCGCCTTCGTTGCTATAATTAGTTCCTTCCCGATCTATACCAGGTCTAAATTTATATTTTGATAAAGGCATATTAAACCTTGTACCATTCTTTTTCTTGGAAAAGCAAAGATTCTGCTTCTCTTCTTCTTATTAATCCGTCCAAAACATTGCCTCCAGCTTTGTTCCATCTTTTTATTTGTGCTGGAACATCATTATAATTACCTTCATTTAATACTTTTAATAAAGTAGAATTTTTTAAATTAGTTGGTCCTAAATTATAAACCCAAGCAACAAGAGCATCGAATTGATATTGCTCTAAGTCAACTTTCACTTGGTTGTTTATATAACCTTCATATTCTTGCATCTCTTCTTCAACCCAAGAATCTGCTTGTTCTTTAGTACAACTATCTCCCATTTTTACATTTTTAGTTCTTCCATAAGCAATTGTAGGTACGTTTACAGCATCTAAATAAGCTTCTAATTTACATCCTTCAAACTTTTTTATTAGTGCCATTCCCTCTGCCGATATAGACCTATTTCCATCGCTCATATCACTGCTCCTCCTCTCTCTCTGATGAAGTATTCGTAGTAACTGTCCTATAATAAACAACCACTTCTTTAAGTTCATTTATATACCTCTTCAATTCTTGCATGTTATATGCCATAAGCTCATAATCTGGAACCGACATGGCAAAGAATACGAGCTGCCCTTGTTCTTCTTCTAATCTGCCTAAAAACTCATCTATATTTTTTTCTGAAACAACATACCAATAAGGCTCTTTTAAGTCTATTTCGCGAGGCAAGATAGGTTGAACTATCTTTCTTTCTATAGGCGCAGTTACAATCTCAACTTTTTTAGTTGGTATTAGGCTGCAACTGCAAGCCATCATCGAGATTATCAATATTGCGACTAGCTTCTTCGATACTGTCAAATACATCTTTTGTCCCATTGTTTACTCTTGACTCTATTAACCCTGGTTTAGCAGCAGCCAATTTACTTAAATTATGTCGGTTAAAAATATCAAGGTATCTACTCATTTCTGCTTCTATCTCTTGATTTCTTGACTGTATATTTAATAAACTTTCTGTTTGAAGGGTAAAATCATTTTGTAATGATTCTATTGCAGCCTTTTGCTCAGAATCTCTTAATTCATAAGCTTGATTTAATGTGTATAGATTTTTGTTCTGATAGTAAAGAAAACCACATATCAGTAACAGAACACTAATTACACCTAGTAAAATTTTACTCATTTTTTATGCCCATGTATAAACTTCTAATGCTTTAGCTTTACCTTTAACTTTAATAGGTTCTAATAATTGTAACTTAAAATCTGTATTTTTTGCAGTTTGTTCGCCTATTAACACTCCTACTCCTGCGATCTTCGTGCTTGACTCTAATCTAGCAGCTACATTACAGGGGTCTCCGATTAAGCTAAATGAAAATCTATCTGTTGCTCCAAAATTACCAGCTATACAAATACCTGAATTAACCCCTATACCTATAGCTATCTCAGGTATGCCTTCTTCTTTAAATTTAATATTTAACTGGTCTATGTTATTTTCTATTTCTTTAGCAGCTTTTAAAGCTAACGTATGGTGATCTTCTTGTGGGATTATAGTGTTCCAATGAAACATACCCGCATCACCAATGAATTTGTCTGTGCATCCAAAGTATTTATTAGCTGCCTTTACTTGCACATCTAAAACATTGTTCATTATATAGGTGACCATTTCAGGCTCTACTGACTCAGATAAGCTAGTAAATCCTCTAAGGTCTGTAAATATAATAGAACAATCAACTCTTTTGCCATTTACTTGGCATAACTCAGGATTATCCTGTAATTTCTTAACCATTCTTGGATCAAGATACTTGCCAAATTGAGCTTTGATCTGCTGTCTTAACTTATATTGTTCTCTGAAACGTAAATAAAATGCTGTGGACGCTATGATAAATTGCGACATTAAAGTCCAAGTAACATCTATAAGAAGTCCTTGTTGTATTAAATAGTACCCACTTCCTGCTGTTAATAAAAACAATAAACCACTAAAAGATATGCCTAAAGTTATTCCAAAAATATTTATCAAACACCATGCTAAGAGCACTGTAACACCAAAAGCTAAAACTTCTGCTGCCAGACCCCAATCTGGAACGTATGGACTATCTTCAATTAATATGCTTTCTGCTAATGCCGCTTGTATCTTGTGAGGCTCTAAATATCCAGCAGGAGTGCTTAACTGAGGCATTATTCCTTTTGCTGTGAACCCGACAAAAACAAACTTATCTTTAACATCCATTTGTTCTAAATTTGTTTGTGGTGTATCTACCCAACTAATCCATTTTCTTCCTAGTGAATCAGTAGAGACTGGTGACAGCCCTTTAACTCTTATCTGTTCTATACCATTATCGTTTGTTTTTATAAGATAAGTGTCTGCACCAGCCAATATTTTTAAAACCTCCGTACCAAAGGCGGAAACCCATCCATCAGGAGTTCTTAATAATAAGGGTAATCTTCTAACTAAAGAATCAACCTCTGTTCTAGCTACGGCAATGCCTTGACTAGCGCTCTGTTTAAGAACCTCAATATTTTGAATAACTCCTTCTGCATCAATTCCTCCATGATCTTCTCCCATGATGACAGTGCCTGTAGTTGAGGGATAATCTCCACTATTATTTTCAAACATTGCCAAGACAGTGGGCGCATAGGCTAGTGTTTCTGCAAATATGGAATCTCCTCCGAGTCGATCAGGCTGTGGAAAAGCCATAACCCAACCTATTCCAATCGCTCCCTTGTTTAATAAATCAACCTGTATTTCAGCTAATCGCTGTCTAGGTAAGGGATAGCCTCCTTCGCGTGCAATATCTTCTTCAGTTATATTAAGAATAGAGAAATAACCTGATGTTTCTTTCTCTGGAATTAAAGCATCAAAAGTTTTGAGCTTAATTATTTCTAAAGCATTCCAGCTAAATAATAAAGGCACCATTAAAGCGCCTGTAATCAGCACCCCAATTAACCATTTGTTCATTGTTGGGTTATTGAAATAGTTTTATCGCAACCACCGCCAGTACAATTAAATTGAGCTGAATAAGATTGATTGGATGAACCTTTTTGAATTACAGTTACATCATAATCCGTAGTATAAAATCTCATATATGCAGTATGTGAGCCGTTTCCTTGTTGTGTTAAATTAACGTCATTATCATCAGCCCCACTGTAAAAATATACATCTGCATCTTTTACTCCCGATCCCTTTTGAATTAATCTAGTAGAGTTATTATCTCCACCTGAGTAGTTAAGAACATAAGCATTATGATCTCCTGTGCCCTCTTGGGTAATCCAAACATCAGAATTATCTGAAAAAGCATAAATCTTGGCGTAATAATCATCTCCTAACTGCTCTATTTTATAAACACTATTGTCTCCAGAGCCTAAAATCCAAGCATCGTTATCATTTCCGTCTTGAATAATGGTTGAAGTGTTGTCATCTTCATCCATGTCTATAACTGCATAATTATCATTTCCGTCAACAGTTGTTATCCAGCTTTGCCCTGTATGGTTAGACCATACCGACTGTAAATAAACTATATTTAAGTTGCCTATTACTGTTGCGGTAATGGTGGCATTGTCGCAAGTATGAGTGTTCACCAATGAATTATCAAAACTGCCTAACCCACAATAAATACCTGTGGTGTTGCTGTTCCCAGTTTGTTTAATTGTTATAGTAGAGCCACTTCCTTTTGTTTGTAGGGTAATCAGGTTATCACCTGCAAAAACGCTACAACTAAGGAGACTGAAAAATAATAATAGTATTGTCACCTGCACCATTAACCTCTATCTCCATTATGATTCCTGCTGTATTTATATTCAAATAAGTTGCTGCGTATTTATCTAAACCAATGTCGAATGTATTGCTGCCCTGATGAACTAAATATAAGTGTTCGCCTTCCACAAAAGAATAAGTTTGATAAACTGGATCAAATCCAGGCACAATGCCCATTAACTTTATTCCGTCTAACTCTCCTCCTGATTCAGTTTTCTTTTTAGAGCCTGCTTCCACCATTGCTAATAGATCAACTAGAAAATCAAAACTTAACAAATCTATATCCAAGCGACTGATTTCTTCTTCAATTTCCAAGTAATCTTTCTCTAAATCATTACCTTCTTCAAAGAAGTCTTTATCCAATTCAGTCTTTGATTCCGCTTGTTGTTCTTCTATCGCTTCAGTTACCTCTGGCGGTTGATTGATGATTAACATATTGTCTATTAATCCCAACGTAATGCCACCTAATACAACTGCTTTGGTAGGTCTTGATTCAAAGGTAGAAACCATTGTAGCTTGAAAGGGTTTGTTAAGAATTTCCGTGCCTGACCACGTTTCTACAGCTATTTCTCCAGAGGTGGTTCCATTTGCATCAGGTAATAATATGACCAAACTCCTGCCAAGTTCATCAACTGTTGTAGTAAAATCTGTACCCCTTATAGCTATGTTTGCTGATGGAGTTCTAATAGATATGTTTTTCTTATCTATCTTTCCTAGTGCGCCTGTTATAAAACGAGCAGTACCACTAGCCATATTGAGGGCTAGTTTGCTTTTAGATGGGTCAGGGTCGTATATGTATTCGTCTATGACAATTTTGGAATGTTCTGTCAGCTTTATAATAGACTCATCAATAAATTCAATAGCGATGCGCCCATTACCAGTAAATATACTATCATAAGAAAGAATATCTAAAGCAAGCTCTGCAAGAAGTTTGTCTCCACCTGCTTGTCTTAGGATTTCTCCATTACCCCTAAGTTCCGATATTTCTCCTATCTCAGAGTAAGCATTAGTAGCAAAAAATAGTATTAACAGCCACTGGCGCATTGGTCAATATTGACTGAACTTCCTGATCCACCACTACTTTGTAGTAATAAATTAGCTACATTTGTGCTTGTGGCATCAGTCTGGTCAATATCAATATCCATTGAGCTGCCTGTTAGATTAACAGTAATTGCGTGATCATTAGCCCCTGTTTGCACAGTGTCTATATCGTTTGAGTTTCCAGAAACAGTCCAATTATTTATACAACCTATGACCTCACATTTAACATTTAAGTTATTAGAAGCTCCTGTAATTGAAAAATCTTGGTTTCCTGAAGTTGCTGTAGCAGCAGAACCCTGGGTAAAAATTAAATCGTTTCCATCTCCCCCTGTAGCGGTCCAATCAAAATCTGACCCTGCTACATCTCCTGTTGCTCCCACTGCGAAAGTAGCTGAAGCACTAGAACCTGTATTACTGTAAGTCCAACTGGAAGAATTACCCTGTAGAATACTAGCCACAATGCTGTTGCTAGAACCTATTTGATCTAAGTCCACCGTCATACTGGTGCCCGATATAACAGCTCTAGTACCACTTGTACCTATTGTATTAGTGGCACCAATTTGGTCAATTGTTAAAGTTAGACCTGTGCCCGTTTGAGTTATATAAATATCGTTATTCCCAGCCCAAGAAATGGCTGAATAAAAC